TTTGTTCAGAGAAAATGCGAACCTTGGTGAATTATCCAAAAATGAAAAATGCGTTGATTGGGAAGGCGACGTGGATGGGTTGTTTCAGAAACATGACTATATAAATAAATGGTTGCCCGATTGGATGCGACCCCCAGAATGTTTTTTGGGTCAGGCGAATAGGAAACATTTAAGTTGGACTAATCCTATTACCAACAGTTCTATAAGCGGGGAGAGCACAACGAAACACGCCGGCAGAAGTTCTCGACGGGATATACAGTTGTTAGATGAGTTTGGTTCTTGCCAAAACGGAGCACAAATTAGAAACGCCACCCGCGACACAGCACTAATGCGTATAGTAAATGGGACTCCAGTAGCGGGTTCGGAATATAATAAATGGAAGAATGACAAGACCACAGAAGTATTTGTTTTGCCGTGGCACGAACATCCAGAAAAAGGCCGAAACCGATATGTAAAACAAGTCGATAAGAAATTTGAAATTCGTAGTCCATGGTTTGATGTTGAAGAAAAAATCCGCGGACCGAAGTTTATGGCCTCGGAAATTTTGCGAATGGATATTGAACTGGGCATGTCGTTTTTTATAAATCATAATGTGGAAAACCATATAGCGCTTTATGCCCGGCCTCCGAAATCAGTGTGGGACATACGGTTTAATGAGTGGTTCGGTTATAATACTGTGTCTACTATTATAAAACAGCCGCAGACTGATTTTAAGAACTTATATTATATGCGAGAAACCCCCGTCGGACCGCTTAAATTATGGTGTGAGTTAAAAAATGGTCGGCCAGACCAGACCAGGAGTTACATATTTGGCATTGATACCAGCAAGGGACAGGGGGCCTCGAACTCGGTTATTTCTATAAAATGCAAAGAGACGGGTGAAAAAGTCGGAGAATGGACCGACGCAAATTATCCGTCGTATGAATTTGCCCAGATAGTCGTGGCCCTGGCTTTATGGTTCGGCGGCCCGAAACCTTGGAAAAAACCGTTCCTAAAGTGGGAAAGTAACGGACCCGGCTGGGACCTCGGTAGAATTATAGTTAAAAAATATTTATATCCATATTATTATCGCGCCGAAACAACCGGAAAAGTGGTTGATAGAAAGACCATGAGTTACGGGGCACACACAGGCCGGGAGAGTAAGGAATTGCTACTGATGACTTATGATGCGGCCCTGGCCCACGGCGGTTACGTAAACAGGTCGAAAGTTGCGCTGGAGGAGGCGTTGACGTATATTCATTATGCCGGCGGCGGAATAGGGCCGGCAGAGTTAACGTGTGAAAGTCAGTATGCAAAGAAAACCCACGGCGACCGAGTAATCGCCGATGCGTTGACGATTGAGGATAGGGACATACCTAAAAGCAGGACTGAAAATAAGAAACCTCCGGTTAATTCATGTGAGTATAGATTCCAACAAGTTAATAAAAAACTTAGAGAACGGAATAAGATTGGCCGAAGGAAATTTGATTTTAATATGGCGGCGAACTAATGTGTACAAGATGGATAGTTTATTATGGTGGCGGAGTAAATTGTATAGTAGAACGAATTATTACTCCAGAAATGTATGAACTATATTCATCTGATGAGGATATATACACATTAGACGACGGAGAACCAATGTAATGGAATCAGTAGATATTATTAAAATCCAGAATATCATAAAACTCGGTTTTCGGAGGATGGAACACTTTTGTAAAGTCCGGGCCATGTTTTTTAAATCATACTGCGGCCAATATTACCGTCAGGAAAAAGGCATAGAGGGCGACGAACCTCTCAACCTGGTATTTAATACTATTCGGGCGTATGTTCCGAATCTTGTAGCCCAGTCTCCTATAACACTGGTTACTACGCCGTATACTCAAGTCAAGGAATACGCTGAATTACTCGGCATGGGTCTTGACACTACCGCCCGACAAATACGGCTTAAAGACACGTTGAGGGCGTGGATAACCAACGCCTTATTCGCGTGGGGTATAATACGAACCGGCATTAAAGCCAGCGGCGAATTGTTACAAATTGACGATGTTTTTATAGATAATGGTCAAATATATTCCAGAAACGTGTTGTTGGATAATTTTGGTTTCGACCCGACTTGCACCAATATAAACGAGGCTAAATGTTTATTTGACCGGGTGACGGTCCCGCGTCAATGGCTGCTTGACACCAACGGATATGACCACGACATAGTTGCTTTATTGCCGTCATCTAAATCTAATTATATAAATAAATTATCCGATTTAACGGTATCCTCCGAAGCAAAAGACGCCATGATTAAATTACAGGATGAGATTGACATTGTTCAGATGTATGTTCCTGAAACAGAACAAATAATTTTCATGGGAGACCCGTGCCAAAAAATTCATGACAAGTTTTTACGGATTGCTGATTATAACGGCGTTAAGGAAGGACCCTATACTTTCCTTAGTTTTTCTCCGCCGGTTGAGGGCAATCCGTTTCCGGTGGCCCCGGTAAGTATTTGGTATGATTTACATCGTTCTGCCAATGAAGTTTTCAAAAAAATGCTGGAACAGATTAGACAACAGAGGGACGTGGGATTATTTAATCCAGCGGCGGCGGATGAAGTTGAAGATATTAAAGAAGCCCAGACTGGCGATTGGATTCCGTGCATGGACCCGAAGGCCGCACAAGTTATATCTATCGGTGGTCAAAACCCAAAAAATGAGGCTGCACTTTCAGCATTATGGATGTGGTATAATCTGGCTGCGGGCAATCCGGCTCAGATGGAAGGCAATATCCCTGGCGGCGTAACTGGTGACGAGACAGCCACTAAGACTATGGCTTTGCAAACTAATATGTCCGTTGGTCTTGCTGATATGCAGGATATTACTTATGACGCAACCGCTGAATTGCAGCGAAAACACGCCTGGTATCTGCATACTGACCCATTTATAAATTTGCCCATGACAAAACGCATTACAGGCGGAGAGGAACAACAAGTATTTTTAACTCCTGAACAACGTATGGGAGATTTCCTTGATTTTACGTTTACTATTAAAACCAGGTCTATGACCAAGATGGACCCGATGGTTAGGTCCAAGCGAATCGTTGAATTTTGTACCAATATAATTCCATCCGGTGCTACTACTGCGATGACATTGATGCAAATAGGTCAACCGTTTAATTTACAAAAATATTATACACAAATTGGTTTTGAAATGGGTATCGGGGATTGGGTTTCGGAATTATTGTTTGACCCTGAGTTCCAACAGAAATTACAGATGTATATTATGATGGGTCCTCAGAACCCCGGTAAAGGTTCTCCGAATACCCAGGTTGGCATAACCCAGAATAAGGGTTCGCCGATGAATAGGACTGTGATGCAACCCAGTCAGGAAATGAATCAGGCCCCGCAAGAAACGGCGGCTATCGGACAAAGTGTGAATCAAGGAGTTGGATATTGATGTATAACTACGACCTGATTTGTGAATGTGGTTATACGATAGTCGACCCCAAGGATTCCGATTATCGTTTTGAGGATGGAGAACGTAGATTTCCATATTGTCCTGTATGCGGCGGGATTATGAGTAATGGCGTTTCGGGTCTGGCGTCGAAAGGCGATTACTACCATGTTTCAGAAAGTCTTGGTATAATCCCTGAACAGACCGAAGAACACAGAAAACACTGGCCCACCGTGGATGTATTACCTGATGGTAAATTGGGATTTCACAGTGTGCGGGACCAGGAACGATATGCGAATCATTTTAATATGGATAAAAAGTCTCAGAAAGTTAGGAGATAGAACGTGAGTACATTGGCAGAAAGACGAAAAGCCAGAAAAGATTATTTGAAAACAGTAAAAGCCAAACCTGTGGGCGAGGGCAGTAGATTTAAGGCCGTGGAGAAATCTGCTCGATTATCTGGTGCTGAGAATCCTGGGGCGGTTGCGGCCAGCATAGGTAGAAAAAAATATGGAGCAAAACGGTTTGCGGCAATGGCCGCGGCTGGGAAGAAATAATGTCGATGATGCTTACCCCGGTTTGTAACCGGCAACCACAAATCGAAAGGAAATATAAAATGGAAAAAGAACAAGACAAAAACAAGGAAATAGAACTACAAGAAAACGTGGCGTTGACCGCAGAAGAACAGCAAATTGACGCTGGGGCAGAAAAATTGCTCCAAATCGAACAAGCTGAAAACAATGCGGAACACCGCCTCGATGTTATTTTTGGGGACGAACCTATCCCAGAGGAACCTGCGAAAGTTGAGGACCCTACCCCGGTAAAGCCAGAGGAAAAAGTCTCTACCCCGGTTGACGATAAACCGGCAGAGGAACCCGAAGGCGATAAACCGGCAGGCGACCAACCCAAAGAGGAACCGAAGGCAGCCGAGGAACCAAAACTGACGGAGGCCGAAATCAGGGCGGCCAAACACAGCGAATGGTCCGACGAGGACATTAAAGAACTCGTTGATTCCAACCCTGTTTTGGCGAAAAAGACTTTTGCCAAATTATTAAAGGATGAGAATAATCTTTCATCTAAATTCGCCGATATAGGTCGGACATTAGTTAAGACCAGGGAAAAACCGGCGAATAAACCTGCGGCAGAGGCCCCCAAAAAAACGGAGTTGAAGAAAGTTGATATTGAAAAACTCCGTAAAGAGTATGAAGGTGACCCGATTGTGGATGTTTTGGAGGCGGTTCAGGCCAATGCTCAGGTTATGGCTGATGAACTGGCCATTGTTAAAACTTCGCAACCGATTCATACTGACGAGGAGGCCGCGGAAAGGATTAAACAGGCTCAGGCCCGCGAGGATGTTGCTGTTTCGCAACAGATTGATGCATTTTTCCAGACACCTGATGTAACGGTCTATAAAGATTTTTATGGTGAAATCCCCAAGGAAGATAAAAACTGGGATAATTTGACCACGGGCCAGATTAAAAACCGTTGGAAGATTATAGAGGAGGCAAATCTCATTTTGCAAGGTGCGGCTCATCAAGGAATGGACATGCCGTTGAACGAAGCGTTTGAACGTGCACATTTATTGGCTACTAAAGACGTGCGTGAACAAGCAATTAGGACAAAAATAAAGTCAGAGGCTAAAAAACGCGAAAAAGGTCTTACGCTGGAACCATCCAGTTCTAAGACTGTCCAAAGTCCGTCTGTTAAAACAAGGCAGCAGGCCGAGGACAACGCCGGAAAGAATCTGGCTAAAGTATTTGGTTAGGAGTTAGATTATGAGTTATAGACCAGAGGATTTGGTTGGTTTGTTAGAAACTACGCTGGCCGACCTGCCCAGTCAGGAAATACAGTATGTGTTGGACCATAACGAATATTTTTGGAGTTCGTTGTTTACCAACGATACTGTTCAGATTGATGGTGGCACAAGTATTCAGCGTAAAGTTGAATTTGATACGGCGGGCACAGCCAGATATTGTGGTGTTTTTGAGACAGATGAATATAAGTTCAAAGACGATATTCATACTGTTGACGTTCCGTGGGCCAAGTTGACGGCCTCGGCGACGTGGGATGAGTGGGAAATCGTCCAACAGAAGAACAGTAAGAAAGGATTCGTTAATCTTGTCCAGACACGTCGGGACCAGATGTATATTGACCTCGCGGATTTAATCGAGGAAACGATGATTACGGCTCCGGCCAGTGAAACAGACAAGAGTACGCCGTATACTCTGCCGTATTACCTGTCGTATTATACCACTACGGCGGGTGTAGTTAATACCGGCGACGGGTTTAACGGTGCGGCTGTTAAGTTTGGTGACGGCAATTATAGTTACACCAGGGCTGGCATCAGTTCCAACACCCAGGAAAAATGGCGAAATTATTGCGGACTTTACACCGCAGTAAATAATGCCATGTTGAAATCAATACGTAAAGCGTTGATTAAAACAAAAGTTAGATACCCGGTGTTCCTGAACAGTCCGCTTATTAAAGAACGTGCGGCAAAACTTCGTGCCGTAGCTCCCACGGATATTGTTCTGGACCTGATGGAACTGGTTGACAAGAAAGATGATGCACATATTTCCACAGCGAAGGAAGTTTTAGGCGGGATGTTGGTAAACGATAACGGTTTAGTTAAGGTAAACAAGATACCGATTATACCGCTTGACACTTTGGATGTCGCAGCCGGCACTCCGATTGCCTTTTCTCCGGTGTATTTCATGGACTTGGCGTTTTTCAGACCAATAGTTCATGAGGGTTATTGGCAGAAGGTTGACCCACCTACAAGTTTGAAGCCATTGCAGCATACCGCATTTGGTATGAACATCGACGGGGCACACAATATCCTGGTCGAAAACATGAAACGTTGCGGTTTCGTACTGCACAAGGCTTCGTAAGGAGAAGAATATGCACATTAACAGAATTACTAATCTGGGTTCTATCGGCCTTTCACAGGGCGAGGATAAATCACCGTGGAGTTTTCTTTATAAAACTTCTTTGGTAAAGGACCCAGGTCATTGGATTGGCGACCATGTTACGCTGCCTGATGGTAGAGAATTTGTTTACTCTAAGTCAAGTGCCGCTTGTATATCCGGTCAGGGTTGTGAATTTACCTATACTGGATATGTAGGATATACCGCTTTTGTGGTTGCTGCCGCCGTAGGTGATACTGAAATTACTATTCCGGCTGCTACACACGCTGCATTAACTGAGGATGAATTGTGTGGTGGTTACGTTTGCATTTTTGACGGGACTACGAATAATACACAATTCAGACAGATAATTGGCAATGGTGCTGCCGACGCAAATGCGTTGTTTAAAGTTTATCTTGACGGACCTTTAGCCGAAGTCGTGACTACATCGAGTACTTGTGAAGTTTATCAGAATCCTTATGCTGCTTTGAGAACTGGTACTATGAATACTTATGCCAAAGCTGGAGTTCCGGCTGCTAAAGTTAGTGCGGCCAACACATATTTCTGGTGTCAGATACGGAAATTTGTGTGGTGTGCTCCCCAGGCTAATTTAGGCAACACTGGTGGAAAAATTGGTGGATTCTGGCACGACGTAGGTAATATATCTGATGGTGCTACAGCCCTTGGAGTTACAATTCCTGCTGCGAAAAGTTGTCAATACGCAGGTCACGTTGTGACCGGCAGTATCGCAGGAGTTGGGCCATTGTTTAATTTACAGAATTAAGTAAGAACTTTAATCCGGGGCGGGTGTTCCGCCCCGGAATGTTATTTTATGAAAGGGGCCTAAAATGGACCAGAAACAAGTTCAAGAAGCATTAGGTAGAATAGACCAGGTAGTATCCGGCGTGAACATGCCGAGAAATGCTCACATACAGTTGAGTCAGGATTTACAGTTGGTTCAACAGTGTTGTGTTCAGGGATTAGAGGCGATTAAAGAATTAGAATATATTAAGAAGGACCCAGAGGAAAACAAAAATGTCGGAACCAACCAGCCAATTAACAATGTTGATGCTTGCCACGAAGATAGCTAAAGAAGCGGGCACGGCCTACCGCGGGTCTGACGGAACCAGTGTGGCTATGCTTCCCGTGGACAAGGACGACTTACAGGATATTAAGGACGTAATAAACGACGGTATAATGTCGTTTATATCCGATGCCCCGCCCCAGGGGTGGCGTTGGCGTAAACGGATACTGCAAGTTCCTATCTCCGGGCCGGCGATTGAAGGCGTGGCTGATGATGCAGATGAAACGTCGATTGAGGATGCAACCCTGGAAGATACTTACGACGCAGACCACGACTTAGATGGTTATTGGATTTATGTTACGTCCGGGACTGGCAAGGGTAGTTATGCCCAGATTGATGAATATACCGCCAGTGGTGGTGTAATCACTGTAATCGAATGGCTCACGGCCAACGGGGACTCAGGCGGGACGACCCCCGTTGCAACCGACGAATTTTCGATTACTAAATACGAAACTGTCGGCGGAGACACTGGCCGGTATATGTTACCGGAAGATTTTGGCGGCGAAATAAATGGGTCGCCCACTTATAAACGTGGCACCCGTCTTTGTTCCGATATTTCCTGGGCGTTGGAATCAGAAATTCGTAGGTTGCGGCAGACATCAGGTTCTACCGGCGGACCGTATTTGGTGACATTACGGCAGGTGGAACCGGCGTCTGGGTTATCGCCTAAACGTCGGTTTGAATTGTTGGTATACCCGGATTCAGTTGAAGATGATACTATAGAATTTCCGTATACAGTAGTATTTAATAAACTGGATATAGAATCTGGCGTGGCTACGAGCGTTACTGCGGAGAGTTTTATTTTGGCTGATTCCACCAGAGTCGAAGCCGATGATTATTTTAACGGTTGGAGATTGAGTATAATAGGCGGGACCGGCAAGGGCCAGTCAGCGATAGTTACTGCGTATGTGGCCGATACTGGAAGTTTTACATTTACTGACCCCACTTGGTTTGCTACTGACCCCGATACTACCAGCGTATACGCCGTGGAGCCGGTCAATAACCTGCATCCTGCCGGCATTAAATTTGACCAGGTCGTTAAGTCGGCATGTCTGGCGAAAGCCGAACAGTTTTTCGAGAATATAAATGCCGGGCATATTGAAGAATATGCCCAAAAGGACCTATCACAAGCGTGGAAGGCCGACGCAAGGTCGGCGTTGCATACGATAATTCGTGCAGAAAAAACCCCAAGAGAACACTTTTTTACAGAAGCAACACAAATAGAATAGGAGATATATAATGGACAGTTTTAAATTAGAGAATATGGTTCCGTTTCCGACTGGTGCGACTACTCCGAGAGTAATTATACCGGGAACTGATGGCGTATTGATGGCGTATGGAACATCAGTTCCGAGTGCCGTGGCCGGTTATGCAAAAGGTTGCATATTTATTGATGTATCCGGGGCTAAAACGTATAGTAATACGGGGACAACAACTTCCTGTACATTTACGTCATATATTTAATTGTAAACCCGCGGGATTTTTATAGGTGACGGGTTGACCCCTTGCCCGTCACCAGTTATTATAAGGTGAAATATGGAATTGTCGTTTCCCTCGTCTGGTTTACATGAAGGACTTCCGGCGGAAAAACAACCCCTGGCTACGTCTCCTGCGTTAAAAAACGTAAGGCCGTTTGACGTTGAAGAAGAACGAATACGCGGGGGTCAGCGACCTGGATTAGTTAAGGCGTATGAAACCCAGGTTGGAGGGGACCATCCGGTAATTTGTATAACGAGTATAGCTACTACGTTTATTGAGGCGGTATAAATACGGTGAATTTACCAGGTTCAGTTATCATAGAAGTTTCCGGGATGCACAGTTCTGGAGGTTTGGACGGAAGCGTGTTTAATGGCATACATGAGTTGCCGTTTGTATATGATGTTAAGGTGCCATTTAGAAACGTATTATATTATCTTCTGGTCAAGATGCCATATAGCAATTATAAATATTCTTTTTTTGCGAGGCCCACAACATCTTGTGATTTTAGTATAACTACGTGGCAACAATGGTTTAGAACAGGCAGTATTTCTGGCAAGGGTTTTATAAAAGACTTAGTATTTACTAATAATTTAGTTTATGGAGGAGCGGCTACTATAATATCCATGGCTATGTCCCCTCCAGTAATAAATCCGAGTCCAGTCAATACAGAGGTTAAAGTTATAATAAATCTAAATCAACTAAGTTGGGAAGTTGATGAATGAGTATACAATATAAAGTTTATTTGAACGGAGAATTTTTAGGCGTAACCGAAGATACTAACATAGATTTACCTTTATTATCATATTCAACTATTTATACTTGGCGGGTAGATGTATATGATACTGATTCTGATTGGACCACTACTGGAACAACTTGGATTTTTACTACTCAAATTGGGTCTTTTTATAGCCCCCCCAGTGGTAGACCCCGACCAGAAGATTATGACCCTGACTTGTGGTGGGACGAAACCCTCGGAGAATGGGTCCCGGCGGCGGCCGGCGGAGGCAAATATAAACAACAGTTAATTGTAATTGGCGAAGATGGTGAAATTTATTTTGGAGATGTATAATGAGTCTTTCAGATTATTCGGAAGAATTGATGTTGGATGCCCTACTCACCGAGATGCCGTTTTTTGTGGCGTTTTCGACTGAGGACCCAGGGGATGCCGGTGGCTCTATCGCCGAACCCACAGGAAATAGTTACGCCAGAACAGAATCGTCTGATTTCGCCCGCGGCGACCCAGGGAGTGTAATCGCCAATACCGCTTCGGTAGTGTCCCCAACGGCATCAGGGTCTTGGGGTGAGATAACACATTTTGCGATATTTGACGCCGCTGAGAGTGGGAATTTCTTAGGGTCGGGTGAACTGGATACGCCGCAAACAGTAGTTTCTGGGGAGGCGTTGCAAGCGAACATAGGAGACTTAACGATAACTCTGGACTAATATGGCGTATACTTTAAAAAATCACTGGAGTTCCGATGAAGATGTTGGATGTACCAACTATACATATCAGAATATCTTCGGCCTACAAAAACAGGGTATTACTTTTGTGGCGGGGTCGGCGTATGCTATATCCAGAGTAATTGTAAAAATTTATAAATATAGTACCGTTTCTGGAAATGTAACGGTCTCAATAAACAATGTAACTGGGGACAGTCCGCCAAAACCAGGGACTACTGAATATGTATCGAAGGCCATCGCCTGTTCCAGTTTGGGTACATCCTATGCAGAAGTGATTTTTGATTTTGATACTCCCTATACTTTGACAAACGGCGTCGCCTATTCTATCATAATAACTGCTCCCAACTGTGTTGACGGCACACATTGTGTGCGAATTGAAGTAGACAACCGAGCGACAACGGCCTATGGCGGCGGTCGTACTTTTGCGTCCAACAGTGTTACTGGACTATGGGGAAGTGCCTCTACCAGCATTGACTTACAGTTTGAAACCTATTCTGGCGGGGTGACTATTCATTCGATAACAGGGGCCATAATTTCGGCATCACTTTTTACCGGGTTGTTTTCAATTTTAAGTATATTAGGTATAACAGGAATTATTGCCGGGATATGTACATTCGCCGGATTATTTAGAAAAGTACGTGCAACCGGTCTGTTTCCGGGGCCAAGGCCGGCAGGGTATGACCCGGACCTGGTGTGGGACCCAGTTATTAAAGACTGGGTAACTGAAACTGTATTAGCTCAGAAAGAACTGACTAATGTAATAATTGCAGTTGGCTACGATGAAAACGGATTAGGAACGATTTATTTTGGAGATATGTAAAATGGGTGCAGCAGAAGATATTGTAAATGCAAAAATAAAGAAACCCGGTTTAAGTCAGGCAGGAGTTAATCAGGCCCAGGCACAAGTTGAGGGTGAACGCAAGAAGAAAGAACCAAATGAACCCGCGAAACCAAAAATGCCCAAACCTCCCAGGGAACCGGTGGATTCGTGGATTAAAAAACTGGCCGAAGATATACATAGATGGTTGACCGGAAATAAAGGAAAGAAATAATGCCTGCGCTTACGGCACTCGGCGATGGAACTGGTGGAACTCATAACGCTGGCTTTACGCCTGGGGACCTTGATACCAGCGGGCAAATCGCAGCGGTTAGTGCGTATCAAAAACTGTATATATGCGACGGACGCCCCTACTCCGCTACGTTGGCCGATAGTGGCTACCATAAGATTGATTTTCTGAATGACCGACTGGTGGGCACGGCGTCTGGGGCGTTTAGTAAAGGCGATGTGTTGACTCAGGAGAATACAGAAGCCACCGGCATTTTTGATGAGACTGTTGAAAATGCCGGAGTAGGTGGTGATGAAACATGGCATTTGGTCTATCGAACTACGACTGTGCCGTTTAATACAACTGATGAAATATCCAGTGACGGGGACCCCGCAATTACTTTAACACCCGATGAAGTGATTTATCCCCCCCACTGGCTTAACTGGACCCTCACCCCGGATAAAGGCGAATTTCCCGAAGGCGGGTCCGATGTAATGGCCCTGGCGTTTGGCCGAATATTTATTAACGCGAAGGCACACCCGCACCAGTGGTTTGCCACACGGATAAACGACCCACTTGATTTATTATTAGTCGGAGATGATGTGGCCTCAGCCGCAAATAGTCAATCAGCCGAGAAAGCCGGTCTGGTGGGTGATACCCTTGTTGCAATAATACCGCATAAAGATATATTTACGGTATTTGGTTGTGTAAATGGTATGTATGTTTTGCGGGGTGACCCGGCGAAGAATGGATTTTTTTCTAAATTGGCTGATAACACTGGGATATTCAGCAACACGTCATATTGTTGGGACGATAGATATAATCTTTATTTCATAGGAAATGACGGTTTATATTCAGTATCATACGATGCGTTGTTGAGCGGACAGTCCGCAACTAATCTGACTAAAGAACACCTGCCTAAGTTAGTATCCTCTATGGGTCTTAATCGCGGGACTGACCGTGTGACTATGGTCTATGATAAAAACCGTTACGGCATACAGGTCACGGCCAGTCAACGTGATGGGGAATGGCATGCCGCGTTTTGGATTGATTTGCGGACTGGGGGCGTGTTTCCCGAAGAATACACCGGGGGACAGATACCTTCATCGTCATATTATTTTGACGCCAGACGCAGTGACCAGCGAACATGTCTCGTCGGTTGTTATGACGGTTACGTGCGAAAATGGGACGAAACTGTTAAATCAGATATAGATGACGCCGACGCGAGCGTAGCCATAGATGCTTACGCAGTAATTGGTCCGGTATCCTCACAGAATACGCGCAGTAAATTAAAATTGAATGAATTATCTGTTAGAACCGGCATAGATTCCGACAGATTAACTATATCGTTGTATGCGGCTCAAACTGCCGCGGCACTTATAACAGATATAAAGAATGGCGTAACTCCAAAAACTTCCAAGACTTTTATTGTGGATAAATTGTTGGCTTCATTAAGACAAAAATTACTGGCTGGTTCCATAGCAATTAAATTATCAAACAATACCGTGGATTCCAGTTTTAATATAGAAAAAATTGACGCCGATATTTCGGAAATAGGACGGATAAAATAATGAAGGAAAAATATATACCTGGACAAAATGCTTTAGAAAACTGGTTAGAATCACAGAGATTAAGCAGAGAGCAATTCGGCAAAGCCGAACAGCCGTTGACCGAAGCCGTACAGATGTTCCAACCCGGTGCCGGATACGGAGCCGGACAATATACGATGATTGAGGAAGAAGGTCGTAAGTCTAAAGCCGAGGCTTTGGCTAATATGGTTTCCAGCGGCATGAGTAGCGGGTCGTTGGCTACGGGGGCCGGCTTACGGGTTGGCCGGGATGTTACTAAGGCTAAACTTGGCGTTGAAGATATTAGAACTCAATTTTTACAACAGGCATTACAGGCGTTATCCGGATTACGTGGACAACAAGCCGGCATAACAGCTCAAACTTATAATCCGTTTGAAACAACCAGAATGAGTGTTGAAGGTCAGCAACAAGGCGCACAATGGGACGCTCTGGCAAGAGTGGCCGCGGCGAACACTGGAAAATCCGCGGCAAACACGTTTGGCACGCCGGAATATTGGGGAAGAACTCCCACGAAATCTGCGCCGTCCAACACTTTACAATTTTCTTGGTAACGTATAAATTATGGGTATAGAACAATATCAACTAATAGCTAATGACTGGTTAGGTCTTGAACGCATAATAAATGACCTTACTTCCCGCGTTATTACGCAAGGGATGTCGGCGGGGGATTCTCCAAAATTTGCAGGATTAACATTAACAGAACTATCCGGTATATTATGGGCAAACAACGGTGTAATAACCGGTGGGGCGGAACACAATATCCTGACGGAATTACAGGGCGGCACGACCGACGAATTTTACCATTTAACATCGGCAGAATATTCGGCATTAGGTGGGTTTATTTCTGAAGAAGTTGACCCGGTATTTTCTGGCGTGTTGGCTGGTTTAACCCCGGACAGGTTGATATACGGTGGTACGGCAGGGGTTTTAACTTCTGTTGCCAATCTTGCGTCTTGGATAGCCGGAATGTCCAATCAGGTTACAGTAACTGATGATACAGACGGGACGATAACTTTATCATTGCCGCAGAACATTCATACGGGGGCGAGTCCGACGTTTGCTGACCAGAATGTTACAGATGAAACCAAAGGGTATCAAGTAGATGGAACGAGGATTTTATCCAAATATCTTGCGTCTAATATATTTGTTGGTCCTGGAGCGGGCAATTTTACTATGACTGGACTATCAAATACAATTTTTGGAAGTCAGGCATTTACGCACAATACAACTGGTTCTCATAATTTTGCTTTAGGAACACAAGCTTTGTGGTATAACACTGAGGGTGAATATAATGTAGCGATTGGTAGAAGTGCTTTAACTTTGAATACTACAGGTAGTTGGAATACAGGGATTGGGGATTATACTTTATATTTTAATCTGTCTGGAATAGATAACATTGCAATAGGAGCGTCGGCTTTATTAAACTCAACTGGCGATGAAAACACAAGTATCGGGGTTTGGGCGGGCAACTATTTAACAACGGGTTCTTCAAATGTTTTTATAGGTTTTAACGCTGGAAAAAATCAAACTACCAATAGCAACCGCCTTATTATAGACAATCAAGACAGAACTTCTGCCGCACTCGAAATAACAAATTCACTTATTTATGGAGTGTTTGATACTGACCCTGCGAATCAATCCTTAAACTTAAATGCTGCCACGATAAAACTTTACACTCTTTCCGGCCTTCTCAAAGGCACATCCGGCGTGGTATCTGCGATAACGGATAATTCGGCAACGTGGAACACAGCACAACCAGGACACACCAACCTTACTTCTCTTGCTGGTCTTACTTACGCTTCTGCGTCTTTTGTCAAAATGACAAGTGCGAATACATTCACGCTCGATACGAATACCTATCTGACTGCTGAGACAGACACACTTAGTTCTG